ATTGTATTATATATAAACATAGGTTTATAATTTATTAAATCTTGGTATCCATCTTTAGCATTATATATTTCTACGTGATAATTTATCTTTAATTTTTCACAATATTCTATTAATCTTTCGGTTAATTCTCCATATGTATATTTATATCTTAATGATATATACAAATCATATTCATTATTATCATTATAATTATCTCCACTATATGCATATTTACTTCCAGGTCCAAGTAATATTATATTAATACCTAATGGTTCAAATGCTTTAGTATTTTGATTTCTAAATACTACTTTACCATAACAGAAACTAGTATTCTTATTACCTGCTGCTATTACCTCACTTTTGTGTATAATATCTTTTTTTAAATTTGTTGGTTCAATATAATTATCAATATTTTTTATAATTTTTTCAAATACAGAAGCACTATTAGGTATAGTTTCTGTTCTTCTTTCATAATCTAACCAAGAATAATAATTTCCATTGTTGTCTTTAGGCATTTTAATTTTAGAATGCCAAGCATTATCTATAGGAAACATAATACCTGCATTTTTAATATTTTGTTTATCTAAATTATTTAATTTAATATAATCAAAATTTGAATTTAAAGATTTAATAAAAGAATTATTTTTAAAGATATTATTAAGAGTTTTATTTAATAAATTTTTATTATTAGTTAAATCATATCCTTTTGAGTTAGGATTTATTAAATTGTAATTCCATACATATGTTGAGTGTATAAATTTAGAATTAAATGATGTTTTTTTCTTAATTTCTAATAATTTGTCATTTAGATTGACCATTTTATTTAATTAATATATATTATAATAGAATAAAGAATATGTTTAAAAATCCTAATATTTTTCATAACTTTGAAAATTACACTTTTGAACATTTTTGGAATCCATTTGAAAATAAATGGACAGATGAAGCAGGCAATGGTATTGTAAAAGAAAATATATCAATTAAAAAATTAAATGTGTCTAATAATGATAAAGAAAATATAAAAAATTGTTTAGTGATACAAGCGAATGGTGATTTATATAAAAAAAATGAACCAAAAGGTTTAAAAAAAAATAAAAAAAAAGAATTAGTTAAAGTTAATAAATCTAAAAGAGTAGGTGGAGGCGTTATATCTAAAAATATGTTTGGACCAGGTATATTTGAGTGGAGATTAAAATTTAATACAGTGAAAGTTTTAAATGCATTGTGGTTATATCATTATGCAGAATATGGAGATGATGAAATACCTCATAGAAAAAATGTAAAATATAATATAGATAATAAAATAAACACTAACTCCATTTTAAATTCTGAAATTGATTTAGAATATCCAGCTCAAATAACATATAATTCAACTAAAAAAAACACTATTCAATACAATACATATGTATCCACAGAACATCAAGAATTATTTAATGAAACTATTAGTAAAATAGATAATTTAAATGATGATAAATGGCATACAATTAGAATTGAATGGAATACAGATATATGTCCAATTAATGATATAATTAATAGAGATTTAGAATTAGATGAGATTATAATATATAATAAAAATTGTTATATAAATAATATTAAAGATAAAAAATATGAATTTTTAAATGGTACACCAGTTATACGTTCAATGAAATACGATAATAAATTTTGTTTTTATTATGGTAAATCAATAAAATATTATATAGATAATATGTCAAAGTCAATTTTTGAGTTTAATGTAAAAAATAAGTTAACAAGTAATATTCCGTATACAAAATCAAATGTATTAATGGCATTATGGTTTTCAAATGTATTTAAAGAGTTTGATTTTGAGTCAGAATATTTATATATAGATTATTTTAAGTATATACCAAATGAAGACCCATATTTAACAGTATAATTTATTTAAAAATATTAATAATATTTATATTAATAGAATAAAAATTATAATGTTTTCATTTAAGTCAAGTAAAAAATTTTTAAATAATTTAAGTTTTGTTAGTAAAAGATATAAATTTAAGTCTTTTCCAGAAAATTTAGATATAAAAAATTTGCCAATATATGTACCATTAGTAAGATATGGTAAAGTAATTAAAGTATATGATGGTGATAGTATAACAATTGCAGCAAGAATAGAAAATATTAGTAATAGTGAGATATATAAATTTAATTTGAGATTAAATAGGATAGATACACCAGAATTGAGAACAAAAAATGAAAAAGAGAAAGAGTATGGAATAAAAATAAGAGATAAATTGAGAGAAAAGATATTAAATAAGATAGTAAAAGTGAATTTTTCTGGATTAGATAAATATGGTAGATATTTAGCAGAAATATATTATGAAAAAGAGAATATAAATGATTGGTTATTGATAAATAATTATGCTGTAATGTATAATGGAGGTAAAAAAATAGATTTTGATGAAAATAATTTTAATAATTTATAATTTTTTGTAGAATTTATCCTAAAATAGAATAAATAAAATATATTTTTTGTAAAAATCTAAAATTATAGGACATTTTAGTTTTGTGCGATTTTGCGAATATCCTTTTTTTGGTCATTTAAAGGATAAATTGATAATTTTAGGACATTTTTGTCCGAAAAATCCTAAAAATGATGAAAAAAAGGATATTCTAATATATATAAATGTCCTAAAAGTACTTTTAGGACATTCTTAAATACTTAATTATCCTATAAATAGCCAAAAATAGGATATTTTGACTAAAAATGTCCTATAATTATCTAAATATCCTTTTTTTAGTCATTTATAGGATATCCGCAAATCGCGCATAACACAAAATGTCCTATAATTTTTATATTTCAAACAAAAATATATAAAAATATATTAATAATAAAAAAAAATTAGTTAATTATGAAAATACATTACTAAAATAAACATTGAACTTAATATTAATGTTTTAATTAAAAGCAAACAACATTGTTCTTTTAAATTAAAATAATAATTAACTACCCCAGAATCATTATTAGTGTTATTTGTTGCTATTGAACTAATAGAATCACTATCATTTATGTCAATTCTAATATCATCTAATACTATTTTAAATTTTTTGTACCTATCACGTATATTATTGTATTCGCTTAATACATCATAAATAGATTTACTTAATTCTGAATCATAAACTTTAAGTATATTATTATTATATACTTCATCTATATTATTATAAAATGGTTTACAACATATAATACATTTTTTTGATTTAATAAACCATAAAAAAAAACAAATTCTACACATTTTAATTCCTTCAAAACAATTACAAAAATTATTTATTAAAATAATATCTTTTGTTAATAAACTATTTTTACAAATAATACATTCATTACTTAAATTTAAAATTTTAATATCATTTGTTTTATCATTTACAGGATTTAATAAAGGTTCTATAATAATATTTTTATTATCATCCATTAACATTTATTATTAATCTTTTTTTTTATTCATTTTAACCATCTCTATTTTCTTATCCTTCTTATTTATTAATCTTTCATATATCGTCTCAAAATCTTTTCTATTAATCTCTTTAAATGGCTCTAAAATATCTGTTAAAATATAAAAATTATACATTTTATTAATTTTATATCATAAATTATACATAATCTATAAAAATTATTATAAAATATAATTATTTAAATTAAAATTATTATAGAAACAATAACAAAATTAAAAAATAATATAAAAAATTTAAAATAAAAAATTTAAATTTTAAAAATATAAAAAAAATATAATAAAATAATAATTTTTATAAAATGGAAGAAGCAATATGTTATTATATGAAAAAATGTTTTAATAATAAATGGATTACATCTTATGATGGCAATATTAGTTATAAAACAGTTAATAATGATTTAGTTTATATTACTCCAAGTTCTGTTAAAAAACAACATTTAACTAAAGAACAAATTATTTTATTATCTATTGTTGATTCAAAAATTATTAAAAATAACTATAACTTACAACCATCTGGTGAATTAGATTTTCATATGAAAATACATTCTCATTATAATTTTAATAACAATACAAATTTATGTATTATACACGTACATCCTCCTAATATTCTTGCTTATGTAGGATTATTAAAAACAAATAGAGAATTAGATACCATTAAAATGATATTTCCTGAAATTAATATTAAAATTGGCAGAAATGTTGATTATTATACTGCAAAAACCCCTATATTAGCAGAAAAAGTTTATGAAAATATTATAGGTAATGATATTATCGCATTAAAAAGACACGGTATTGTAGCAATTGGTGATAATTTTGAAGACGTAATGGATAATATTAATACATTAGAATATTATTGTAAAATATTTTTAAAAGAGAAAGAAAATTAATTAAAGAATTTGTAAAGATTTGAATTTTTTATATTCTTCTCCGAAACTTTTACCCATTTCATCCTGAAATTTAGCATTAACATAAAAGTTTATTTTTTTACCTAGCATATTATGTAACAATACATTTGCTTTTAAAATATCTTTATCTATTTTTTCTTTGTTTTCTTTATAATTTTTATTCTCTATATAAGCACTAAAAATTCTTTCATTTTTATCAAATATTATTTTTTTAAATTTATATATTTTACTTATTTTGTTTAATACTATTTTATCTTCATTTACATAATTTACTATTCCTTCTTGTAATTCATTTGTATAAAACCATTTATATAAATGTAATTTTAAAATATCTATTTTAGTATAAAAATTTTTGTCTAATATTTTTTTAAATAATTCTGGTTTATTTTTTTTATTTATAAAATAATTTTTATTTTGAATTTTTATTAATTTCTTTAACAATATTTTATTTATTTCTTCCTCATTATTACAATTTATTTTTATTTTTTTTTCAATATCTATTATATCTGTCCATTTTATTCCTGATACATTATGTCTATAACCCAATTTATTCGCATTTTTAAATAATTCTTCAAACATTTTAATTAATTTAATTCAAAATAAATATAGATAATTAATATTATAAATGATAAACAATTTATATTAATTAAATTAATTAAATTAATCAAATTTTAATTAAATTAATAAAAAAAACAAATTAATTAATTTTTGATAAAAATAAGATTTTCAACTTCTCTATATTTATTAATTAATTCTTCATTTACTATATTTGTTTCATTAAATATAAAATATTTTTCTAATTTTTTAATTTGTTCTAAACTACTATTAAATAATGATAGAAACA